GCGGCCACCGCGCCCGCGCGCCGCCGCGGGCTGCGCCTGCACGAAGAGGGCAAGTCGGGCGATGGGCTCAAGCCCGCGACCGTCCGCGCCGCGCGCGAGGGCATCGAATCCGGCTGGGACCTCGCGAAACTGAACCGCGCCGTCGCCTGGTTCGCGCGCCACGAGGCCAGCAAGACGCCAGGTTGGGACAAGCGCGGCGACGAGTCCCCGGCGTTCGTGGCGTGGCTCTTGTGGGGCGGCAACCCGTCCGCCGTCGAGCGCATTCGCGACCGTGCAGCGCGCGAGGAAGGCGAGGAAATGGACGTCCAGGCGTTCGACCTGATGCCCGGTCGCGAGATTCAGCTTTTCCGGCTCGGCGGCATCTACTCGCCGTTCACCGGACAAGAGCGGCTGACCGTCACCGATGAGTTGTGCATGCGGCTCGTCGAGTCCCACGCAGTCCTCGGCGCTCGCGTCCGAATCCCGATTGACCTGCGGCACAGCTCCACCAGCGGCGAGAAGCACAGCGACGGCAACATCCCGCTCGGGACAATCGACCCGGCCAGCCTGCGGCACGAGCCCGGCGTGGGCCTGTACGCGACCCCGACTTATACCGATCGGGGTCGCCGGATTGTCGAGCAGTCGGAGGGGACCTTCATGGTCAGCCCGACGTTCGCGGCCGAGTCCTACGACCCGCGCACCGGCGAGAAGCTGCCCGGCGGTCGCCTGCTGGCGGTCGCGCTGACTGAGATTCCCGCTCAGGACGGACTCGATCCGGTCCTTCTGAGCGCAACCACGGACGCGCCAACCGGCGCACAAACGGAGGCAACGGAGATGGACAACCCGTCCAACCCCACCACCGACGTGCTCGCCCTCGAGGCGCGTGCGGAGGCCGCGGAGGCTCGCAGTGTCGAGCTTTCCGCGGAGTTGGAAGCGCGCGACGCGCGCATCGCCGAGCTTGAGGCGCAGGGCGCCGCGGCTCAGTCGCAGGTCGAGGAGCTGTCCGCGAAGGTGGACGGACTCATCGAGTCGGCCCGCGTCAACGAGCGCGACGCGCTCATCACCGATGCGGTCAAGACCGGCAAGATCGCGCCGGCCGAGTCGGAGTTCTACGCCGCCGCGTTCGATGCGATGCCTGAGCAGACCCGGCAGCGTCTCGCCGCCATCGAGATGGGCGCCGCGGTGCCCGTCAACGTGCAGGCCGACCCGTCGCAGCCGGTGGCCGAGTTCGCCAGCCGCGCCGACGTCCACGCGCAGACGATGACCGAACTGAACGCCCGCCGCGAGAAGGGCGAGCAGGTCAACTACGCGCAGGTTCAGGACGACATCCTCAAGCGCAACCCCGCCGCGCGGGCACTTCTGGAGAGCATCTGATGAGCAGCCTCAACATCACCCGGACCTACACCGCCAGCGGCGCCATCGCGGCCGGTCGCGCGGTTTCCCTGTCTGGCGCCAACACCGTCGTCCAGGGCAACAGCGGCGCGCAGATTCCCGCGGGAATCGCCCTCGCGGCTGCCGCCGACGGCGAGAGCGTGGACGTCTGCATCTTCGGCGAGTGCCTGGCTTCGGCCGGCGCGACGCTGACCGCGGGCACGCACCTGTTCCTGCTGAGTGACGCCAACGGCCTGCTCGACCCCGTGAGCGCGGCCGGTGACGTCTACATCGCCCGCTTCCTCGGCGAGCGCACCGCGGCCAACGGCGACACCGCCGTCCCGGTGTTCGTCGACATCGGCACCTACTACGTGGCCCCGTAAGGAGACCTGAACAATGAGCAACCAGACCTCCCGGGCCGCTGTCGCGCCCGTCGACCCAATCCTCACCGGGCGCGTGCTCGGTGCAGTTCCCGACCCGTCGCTCCTGTCGAACCAGGGCGTTGTCGAGGAGCTGAACGTCAACCGCGGTGCCCTCGACGGTACCATCTTCGTCGAGCCGCGCCGGCCCTTCATGGGCGACACGGACCACACCAGCCTCGCGCGTGCGCCTGGCGCCGACCACAAGCAGCTCGCGGGCGGCGACCCGACGACCACGACCTACAGCGTGCGTAGCATCTTCGGTGCTGAGCGGTCGCTGCCGGTCGAGATCGAGGAGGCGTCGCAGTTCCCCATCGCGCTCCGCGAGCGTGAGGCGTCCATCCTGCGGTCGGCCATGATGCTCAACCGCGAGGTGAACCTGGCGTCCCTGCTGTTCACGACCGGCAACTGGACCGGCACCGTTGCCTGCAACGCGCTGACCGACGGCGGCTCGGCCAAGTGGTCGGATGTCGCCGCGCGGCCCCTCGCCGGTCTCATCCAGGCCGTGGAGAACTACCGCCAGCAGAACGGCGGCATCATGCCGGACACGCTGGTCATGGGCTACAGCGCCGCCAACGCGCTGCGGAAGAACGACGAGATGCGCGGCATCGTCCGCATCGCCACCGGCAACGGCTCGGCGCTCGCGGCCGGCGCTGACCGTCCCCTGAGCATCCCGGCGGTTCAGGCGGCCATTTCGGCCGAGCTGGGCATCCCGGCGGGTCGCGTGTTCATCGGCTCGGCGCGGCGCGAGACGGCTGCCACCGGCGCGGCCTCGAGCGAGGCGGACATCTGGACCGACACCTGCTGGTTCGGCAACCTGCTCGGCGGGAACGGCGCCGCCTTCGGCAGCGTCGCCCGCGTGCAGGCGGTCGGCGCGATGGTCTTCACCCGCAACGAGCTGACGGGCTTCCACGAGGAGTTCTTGCAGAGCAAGCAGTCGCTGGTCATCCGCGCCAACGACCACCGGCAGTATAAGGCGCTCGTCGCCGACCTCGGCTACAGCATCACGGACTGCGCCTGATGCGCTGGCGGTGGGCCACGAAGGACCCGACGCACACTCTCCGAGTGGATGGCCGGGTCGTCCGCAAGGGCGAGGTGTTCGACCTCGACGGCCCACGCCCTCATCCGTTGTGTGAGCCGGTGGACCTGCCGTCCCCCGAACCGGAGCCCAAGCCCGGGCCTGTGGCAATCGAGCCGCAGGACAAGCCCGAGCCGGCCCCGGCACCCACCCCGGCCCGTCGCCGTCGTCGCCGCAAGGTGGACTGATGGCGGGGACGTTGCCCGCACCGGACAACCACGTTTGTGCGGGCCACGTCCTGTGGCTCGACGCACTCGACGACCTGCGCGTTTCGCCCGAGTTGGCGGACATCGTGCGGGCGCGGGTGCGTATTCAAGACAGCGCGGCGAACGCGGTGGAGCAGGCATTGCGCCGTGTCATCGTCAATGTAGGCGGTGAACTTCGCGCGGCGCTGCCAGGCGACACCGTGACTGATGCCGTGCGTCGCGAAATCCTCGCGACGACCCTCCGCGACCTCCGCGACCTGCTCGACGATGCAGGGCTCGCGGAGGCCCGCGGCCGCTTCTTTGGCCGATTCGATGACGTGGACGACCTCGCAGAGGAGCTGCTTGAGGTTGCCGGGGTTGATGAGGCCGCACGCATCCTCGATGAGCCCGCGACCCGCCTCGGGTTGGACGCGGCAGAAGGGCGCCAGCTTCGCGCGTGGCAGGGCAAGATCGAGACGCCGATGGCCGAGCGCATCCTTGACGGGTTGCAGACCTCGCTGACCGGCGAATCGCTCACCTCGGTCATCGAGCGCATCGTGGACGCAGAAGACCGCAGCGTCGGCAGCGCGACCACCGAGGCGCGGACCATGATTGCGGAGTATGACCGCGCGGCGCAGGAAGAGGCGACGCTGGGCGCCGAGCGCGAGGGCTACGAATTCCTGCGCGTCTACCTCGGGCCGGAAGACAAGATTACCCGGCCATTCTGCCGCGCGCTCGTGGGCAAGGCGTTCGACCGCGACGAAATCGCCGGCCTGAACAACGGGCAGACGTCCACCGCCCCGTTGTTCTCGGGCGGCGGCTACAACTGCCGGCATTCCTTCGTTGCGATGAGCGCCGCGGCCGTCGCTGAGAGCGGCGTCCAGCGTGGTACAATCAACGACGTCCAGGCGGCCAACGCGGCCGGGAGGTCGAGGCGATGAAGACTCACAAAGCGGTCGTCGGTGAGGATTGCGTCTACCTGTGGCGCTCGCCCGGCGTGCTGTCCACCGCGCCCACGCTGACCGTCACACCGCCCGCGTCCGGCGCGACGTTCGGCGGCACGATGTCCGCAGTCTGCGGGCCGGGCGGCATCTCGAGCATCGCCAGCGACCGACGCACCATCACGCTGTCGGCTGCGATTGAGGCGCCCGCTACGCCGCCGAACGGGCTGGTGGGTGACCAATATGGCGCGGTGGCGATTCAAGGCCAGCGCGGCGGCTTCGCCCTCGCGAAAGTCGCCTACTTCGAGGACTCAACCACGGTCGTCCTCGCCGAGCCGCTGCCGCACACGGTGGACGTGTCGGACATCCTCGCCGATTCGGGCGCGTCCGCCGCGATTCAGTGGCTCACCTACTCCTACACGCTGTCGGCTGCGGACCTCGGCGCCGACCCGAAGCGCAATTTCTCGGCTGTCGTCGAGTACACCGAGCGCCAGGGCAGCAACGCACCGGCGCGGGTGCAGCGCGACCGGAGCCTGCTGCACGTCGTCCGCGCGCCCTTCGATACCGGGCTCGACGAGCTGGGCCTGCTCGCGGCCGTGCCGCACCTGGTCATCCCCGGCGCTCAGGACTCGCTTGAGCCGCAGATTGCGTCGGCGCTGACGCACCTAGAGACGTTCGTGCAGCGCCAACTCCCCGACGGCAGGTATCCCGACGACCTCGACGGCGCGCAGTTCCGGCCGGCG